CGACTTTGTTAAATATGGTAGATGAAGCCCTCTCTTCAGGTGTGCCCCCAAACAAAATAGCTTTTTTGGCTTTTACACGTAAAGCTGCCCACGAGGCCAAAGAAAGAGCCTGTGAACGGTTTAAACTAGATTACCAGAAAGATCTATACTATTTTCGTACCTTACATAGTCTAGCGTTAACGCTGTCCGATATACGATCCGAACAAGTCCTACAAGCCGAGAACTACAAAGAGTTGTCCGATAAGATAGGTATTACGCTTCATGTAGATAGACCAAGTTCTGATGATCTACCCGATATGCTCAAGGCTCACGATCCTATTCTTGGTTTGATTAATCTAGCTCGCCTCAGAAAAGTACCTCTAAAAGAACAATATGATGATAGCACCCTTGAGGAGCCTTGGGTTACTGTAGATTATGTAGCTAGGAGTTTAAAAGAATACAAAGAAGCCAACGGTTTGTTTGATTTTACCGATATGCTTGAACAGTTTGTACAGGAGTCTCACCGTTATTGCCCTGAGTTTGACCTTTGTTTTTTAGATGAAGCACAAGACTTGTCCCCTTTACAATGGCAGATAGCTCATCTTATAGAAACAAAATCAAAGAAAATGTATTGTGCAGGCGACGATGACCAAGCCATATATAAATGGGCAGGGGCTGATGTTGATTATTTTATTTCTATGGACGGACCCTCCGAAACACTGTCCCAATCCCACCGTATACCTAAGAATGTTCATCATGTTGCTGAAAAGCTTGCTAAACGCATACGTCGTCGTCATGCAAAGAAATACGATCCTAAAGACCATGAGGGTCAGGTAGAACGTATATGGGATCTTAATCAACTTGATATGTCTAAAGGCGAATGGCTCATTTTAGCTCAGGCGGGGTATCAACTAGTTCCTGTTAAAACTACTTTACGTTCTAATGGATTGTTGTTTGAATACCGTGGCTCACGGTCCATCAATCAAAAAGTCAGTATTGCCGTCAATGCTTGGGAAGATTTACGTAAAGAACGTCCCATATCTGGGGCTGACGCACGAACCATGTATCACTATATGTCTGTCGGCAAAAGTGTTAAGCGTGGGTATAAGAAGCTAACAGGCTTAGATGATGGTGATATGATTACGTATGAGGAACTAAAGAGCAACTTTGGTTTATTAAGAGAGTTAGAAGATATATGGCACATTGCACTTGATAAAATTCCGGAGGGAGAGAGAGCGTATATTATTGCCATGTTAAGACGCGGTGAAAAATTCAATGGAATACCGCGTATTTCAGTGTCCACGATCCACGGCTCAAAGGGAGGGGAAGCCGATAACGTCGTATTACATACGGATTTATCGTGGGCAGCTGAACAAAGTTCACGTTTAGAACCTGATGATATTCATCGGGTTTTTTACGTGGGCGTAACTAGGGCAAAAGAAAATCTTTATATTGTCGAACCCGAAGACGCAACGAGGAGTTATGATTTATGAAACGAGCAGAAATACTTAACAAAGCAGAGTCCATGATCAATGGACCAAGAGCAAAAGATTATGGCGACGCATATGAAAACCATCAACGCATAGCAAAAATGTGGTCGGTCATATTAGGAAAAGAGGTAACGGTAGCACAAGTTTATCAATGTATGGTAGCCGTTAAGCTCTGTCGATTGATTGAAACACCCGATCACGAAGACAGTTGGCTTGATATATGCGGTTACGGTGCGCTTGGTGGAGAGAAGTAATGTCTTTACAATTAACAATGTTTGCACCCAAAAGTGAATGGGTGCCCCCACATGAACTACCCGATCTCAGTAACTGTAAGCAAATTGCGATTGACGTAGAAACAAGAGATCCCAACATTAAAACAAAAGGACCGGGTTGGCCTACCGGCGACGGTATGATTGTTGGATATGCTATTGCCACGGAGAATTGGGCTCATTACATACCTGTCAAACACGTTGGCGGGGGTAATTTAGACGAATTAATCGTCAATAGGTGGTTAAAAAAGGTTTTTGAAAGCCCTGCGGACAAAATTATGCACAATGCACAGTATGATGCGGGTTGGATCCGTCAATCTGGGTTTACACTTAACGGTAAACTGATTGATACCATGGTTATTGCAGCCCTTTTGGACGAAAACCGCTTTAGTTATAGCCTAAACGCCCTTTCTTATGACTATTTAAACAAAACTAAGTCTGAAAAAGAGCTTAATGAAGCTGCTTCTGCCTTTGGTATTGATCCAAAAGCTGAAATGTGGAAGATGCCCGCTATGTTTGTCGGTCCTTATGCCACCGACGACGCAAAACTGACCTTGGACCTATGGAATTACTTTTCTGTGCAAATAAATAAGCAGGGATTGTCAAAAATAGCTGAATTAGAGTTAAATTTACTGCCCTGTTTGATTGATATGACATGGAAAGGGGTCCGTGTTGACCAAGATGCGTTAGAAAAAACAAAAGATAGCTTATTAAAGAAAGAAATCATACTTTCACAGCAAATTAGACGCATGGTAGGTTTTGATGTTGAGATATGGGCGGCGCAATCACTCGCAAAAGCCTTTGATGATCTCAATATAAACTATCCAAAGACCGAAAAAGGCGCACCGTCGTTCACCAAATCGTTTCTTGTGGAGCATCCACACGAATTACCAAAGCTTATTGTGGGTCAGCGCAACCTTAATAAAGCCAGAGGGACGTTTATTAACACCATTATGAAGCATTGTCATAAAGATGGGCGCATTCATAGTCATATTAATCAGATCCGATCTGACCAAGGCGGGACCGTTTCTGGTCGTATTTCCATGAATAACCCTAATTTACAGCAAATCCCCGCTAGAGATCCCGAATTAGGTCCTATGATCCGCAGTTTATTCTTACCAGAGGAAGGTGAGCAGTGGGGCTCTATTGATTTCTCGCAACAGGAACCACGGATCTTGGTCCATTACGCTCATGTGTTTGGCGTTTCTAGAAAGGTGCCTTTGAAGGGTGCCGCTGAATTTGTAGAAGCTTATAACCAAGACCCGACCACGGACTTTCATACTATGGTAGCTGAGATGGCTCAGATACCACGGAAAAGGGCTAAGACTATCAACCTTGCCATGATGTATGGCATGGGCGTTAACAAGCTTTCTGAGCAACTAGGCATAGAAATAGAAGAGGCCAAGGGTATTATACGTCAGTACCACGAGCGAGTGCCGTTTGTGAAGGGTTTGATGAACGGTGTTATGAACCATTTAAATGAACGAGATAGCTCTGGCTCAGTAAGATCACTACTCGGTCGAAAATGTCGCTTTGATTTATGGGAACCAGACCGTTTTGAAATGAATAAAGCTCTACCGTTTGAACAAGCCGTACAGGAATACGGTAAAACCACCAAATTAAAGCGAGCGTATACCTATAAAGCCTTAAACAGACTTATTCAAGCGTCAGCCGCCGATATGACAAAGCAAGCCATGGTTGATATTTACCAATCTGGGCGCATTCCCCTTATACAAATACACGATGAACTAGCTATTTCTGTAAAAGATAGATCTGATGCAGAAAACATTTCGCGAATCATGGAAAATGCGGTACCCTTAGAAGTACCCAACAAATGTGATGTCGAGGTGGGGTCTTGTTGGGGTAACGCTTCGTAATTAATGCCTTGTTACCACCTCAACTCGTGCCCCTATTCCTCCCTTTCATGGGGGCACACTTTTTTGCTTGAATTATCTAATAAAATCTTATACATTTCCATCAAAGGAGATGCAAAATGGATACAACTAAGTGGAAAAGTGTGCTTGTTCCGATAGAAGTGTACAAAGAATTAAAGCTTTTGTCCCGCGAACAGGGTCGTACTATGGGCGGACAGTTAAAGATCATGTATCAAGTCTACGAAGCCTATCAAAACAAAGAATTAATACCTCAAGAAAAAAGAACTTGACGCGTCTTACAATATCGCTTATTGTTTTAATACTAAACAACTCCATGTAGAAGAGCCGTTGTTATTCCTGTGATAGTTCAAAACAACGGCTCTTTTTTTATGCCTTGACAGTTATCCCATAAAAACGCATACTGATTCTTATATAATTTTTATTACATAGGAGAACAGTTATGGATGATCAAGATTTATTTTATGAAAGAAAACATTTAGAAGCACAAATATGTTTAGATAAATATAAAATTGAAAAGAATATTAGCAAAGATAAAAAGAAAACACACTCAAGCGATTTAAAAAAGTTTTGGGATAAACTAGATGTTGGCGATAGCTTTTTAATCAACCATACTAAAAAATTTTCTTTAGATGTAGCGGAGAAAATAAGAAATAAAATATCTTTAATTTACGGATTTGGTAGTGCTTCCATAAGAAGAGAGTGGAGTGAAACGGATCAAGTATATTATCACAGAGTATTTAAAAATAAGTAGGTAAAGGTGGAAAAAAATAAAAAAACAATAGCCGAAGAATTTCATATTGATAATTTTATTAATAAAGAAAAAGAACACGCTAATCGTTGGGCTAACCAACACAGATGGCGCAATGGAGGGAAACATTTATCTGAAGCCCTTCGCATTTTTTTAAAAAAAGAGGCAAAAAATGGCAAAAAAACTTAGTCCTGCGGAGGAGTATGAACTTAATTTTTTACGTCAACAAGTAGATCATTACGAAACCAAGGTCTTTGAATTAGAACAACACAGAGATGTTGCCAGAGATCACGAAAGATCAAGAGAAGAACTAAAAAGATATGTGTTTAAGTTAAGAGCCTTGGGGAGAGAGGTATAATGGCTAAAAAATTAGATGAACATCAATTACATAGTTTGGCACTTAAAGTTATCGCCCTGTTGGAAAGCAAAGAGGGAAACCTAACGCCACTTCAAATAATGCAAGTTATAGATAGAGTAGACTACACAATGAGGGCTACTCAAAAAAGATACAGGGATAAACGCAATAAAATGGTTCACTCACATGAATAAAATCATATTATATAGCTTACTTACCGTTGCTCATTTTGAAACAGAAGAAGAATGTCAAATGTGGTCCGATAAAATATATGGTGAAGGATATAAGTGTCACAAGACATACAAATATGAAGAGTTTTATTTAGAGAAATATCCATTGAAAAGACCCGATATTATTAATAATATGGACGTAAAAGAGGATTAAAATGAGATGTAATCGATGCGGTCACGAAGGAAAAACAATCTATGTCCACGGCCATGAACAATGCGAAAAGTGTCATTCCGTAGTAGAGGACTGTTGTCAAGGGCTCACGGTCCAAGAAGTATCAAAAGATAATTATTACGTTTCTAAAAACTGTGACCGATTTAGAGTAATTAAATTTAACAAATAACCCAGACGAGGAGGTCCCATTCTAATGAATTGTTGGATTTGTAGAACACCGCTTATCTGGGGCGGAGATCACGATATAGAAGATGATGAAGAGTATCATATTGTTTCTAATCTATCCTGCCCCCACTGTGAAGCTTATGTAGAAGTTTTTCACCCCACACCCAAGGAGAGCATAAAAAATGATAACATTCAGACGCATTAAAAAAGATTTTGGTCAATGTAATTACCAATTTACCATTCCTAACGGGGATATCATAGAAGTCGAAGTACAAAGACAAGGTAATAAAAGAACCTTCTCCGCAAGTATAGCAGGAGAAGGCAGGCTCAGTTTTTCACGGCTCAAGGACCTAAAAGACTTTATTAATAATCATTTTAAAGTGTGACATATTTACTACACTTGACAATATAAGATAACTCTGATATAATAATATAGTGATTCGTAAAGAATTACTATCGCTCTTTGACATTGATAGAAAACTATTCGTAGACAGACCTCTGTCGATGATCGAAGATTACTTTAATTTAAACATGGAGTTTAATATGTTAGAAAAAGATTTAATCACTTTTAAGTTAACCAAGACTGAGTGGTATTTGCACCATGATAGAATACAGTTGTCGGATTGTCTTGAAGATGTTTTTGAAAGTTGGTTTCAATATGAAGATGACCCAAGAGAAGCCGTTACTAATTTGTTTTCAAAAGTTCAAGATGCTTGTTACGATGAACACAAAAATGGTTCTTGTACCGTGACTTTAAATTTAAACAATAGTTGGGACTTGGAACTTTGGAACGAATCCATAGATGGTAATGCAATGGTATGTGGTTGGATTTCTGATGTAAAAGCAGGATATAATGATTATAAATCACTTTTAACACATTGTCGTAACATCAACAAAAAATTAGATGACGTTGACCCAAATAGGCGTTTTTTATGGGCAAGGTGGAGAGTATAACAAACATGGAGAAAAAAATGAAAGCACATGACTTTTTGAAAAATTATCTTGAAGATCTTGAATACTTAGCATCTTGTGGATTAGATACAATTAATCATTCAACAAATGGAACACCAGAATTTAAAAACAAACAAGAGTTTGTAAAATACATTTCAACTTTAAAAAAATGTATAGGTGTCAAGAATAATAAATAAATGACAAAACCTCGTGGATCACGGTTCACGAGGTTTTTTTATGTTTGTCGGTTACGGTTACTTATATAGCTGAGAAAATAGAAAAAAAAATTTTTAGTGAAAAATAGGCGTAACCGACGTAACCGACGTAACCTTGGTACAAAATCCCTTATATATAAGGACGAAATAGGGTTGCATAAAGGGTTACACCTCTGATTTCAAAAATGTAACCCTTGATTTGGCTTAATGTGAATATTTTCAACTTTTTTAAAAAAATATTTTTCTGGAATATATAAGTAAAGTATTGTACATATAAGAAAAGACTTATAGTTGGAGCAGAGTATGGCAAACTTAAATAAGAGTTCAAAGCTTGATTATAAAAAGATCCCTAGATCACTTACTTTGAACAATAATCCAAAACCATCTTGGGTAAAAGAAAAGCCTCCCCCCAATCCTAATGAAAAGAGAGGTAGGGTTAGAGTACACAAAGATCAAAAGTTAACTAGACGACAAGAGCTTTTTGTAAAAGAGCTTGTGTCTAACGACGGCCAGATAACTTTGTTGGAAGCTGCCATGAAAGCAGGTTATTCTAAATCTTCTGCACACATTAGAGCTTATGAGCTTACTAATCCACATTTAAGCCCTCATGTAGTATCCGCCATTAAAAGAGAAAGAGATCTTTTAGATGAAAAGTTTGGAGTAACTTACGCTAGACATATTAGAGATTTACAACAAATCAGAGATTTAGCTTTGGAAAACGGAGCCTACTCAGCCGCCGTTCAAGCGGAGTATCGTAGAGGTATGGCTCAAGGAGATATTTATGTGAACAAGTCTGAGATAAGGCACGGATCAATAGATAGTATGAGCAAAGATGAAGTTGTAAAAGCAATCGAAGAAATAAAAAGGTCTTACGGTGAACAAACCATTGATATTACCCCAGACGAGCAAGAAGGAAGCAGGACTATATCAGCAACTGAAATCAGCGAGCAAGAGGTCAAAAAGAAACCTAATTCTGACAAGGATTGAGAATTGGGCGGGACAAGGAATACCTGATCTTCTTATCTGTGATGAACTAGGATTATTTCATTTTGTAGAGTTAAAGTTTGTCAAGGCTAATGCAGTCAATCTTAGTCCTCATCAAGTAGCTTGGTTGACTAGGCATAAGCAAGGTAGTGCTTGGGTACTAATAAAGAAACAAAACAATCCAATTATTACGGCCGAGTTATATTTATATAAAGCGACTCAAGCCATTGACCTTAAAATGAACGGTTTGAAGACCGAACCAAAAGAAGTTTGGAAAGCACCTTTTGAGTGGGAAAAAGTTTGGGACTTGATCTGTCCCATATAATCCTATATCATAAACGAATCACAATTACATGGAGGTTAAGTGATGAAAACCAAAACTAATTTATCTGGTAATATTACCTTATCAAAAGAAGATCGAATTGAACTGCTAAATCATGTTAATTTACTTAGTAGATCTTTAGAAAAAGCAAGTGAGATATTTGATTTAGAATTATCTGATCTTAGAGACTTAGATCTACTAAAATGGAAACTTTATCATAAGTTAAATTTGACCCACAATGAACATTCAGAAACGAAATGGTTACAACCTTTTATATTAAGCGAAAATAAAAAGGAGGTTAAGTGATGGATAATAACTCGTATAAGTTTAAAGATGCAGTGATTGCACTTGAAACTTTAAAAAATATTGAGATATACGACTATGATAATTGCAAGGATCAACATCATCTTTTAGAAACTCATGTTAATTTTCACAAAACGATTGAAGAGATTAATAATGTTATTGAAATATTAAACAAAAACATTGAACTAGAAGAGGGAGGTTAAGTGATGGCTAAGTTTAAAATTACTCATGTTAAAAGAGTTTTTCATTATGCAGAAGTAGTTGTTGAAGCTAAAGATATAGATGAAGCAGAGAATGGGAACATGGGTATTAACATTGGATTGTCTCAGTGGAATGATTTAAATTGGATAGACGAAGACGAAGAACCTGTTTGGGAAATACTAGAAGTTGAGGAGATAAGAGATAGAGATAAAGAAGCTGAACAAGAATATTGGGATCTTCATCCAGAAGAAGAATTAAAACATAAAATGAATTTAAAAAGTTATTTTAATGCGAAGGGGGGTGATTGATTGTTTAGATTTATAGAGGTTTGGGCGTATTCACAGGACAAAGAGGATAAGAAATGAAAGATAATTTATTTAAAATAGATATAGTTATGAAGGACAACGATAGAGAAGGGGAACTCTACGAAATTCTCAACAATCTTTGGGACAATGAAGATATAGAAGGCTTTACTATTCATGCTGTAAATGGTTCTTATGGGAAAGGAGGTGATTGATTGTTTATATTAACTTGGATTGGTAAGTTATTGTATGGCGATAAATATGATGAACTAATGAAAAAAACCAATAAAACAAAGCGGAGAAGATAAATTATAAGGGGGCTTGACTAGTCCCCTTTTTTCTTTATTATATATGGGATAAATTATATATGGAGAATTAAATGGTTAGATATTTAACAAAAAGAGATATAATACGTCTTAATAATAAAGCGATTAGAACAAAAAAGAATCGTTCTATTCGTCCCGACAACTACAAAGTATTAAAAGATACTTTTAAATATCCTGTGGTATTTTCACTTTTGCATAATGATCTTGAAATGCGGGTAAATATTTTATTTGGCGAGGTATTTGGAAAGTTAGATTATTTCTGGCTCGATATGGACCTTAAAGACTATAACAAATTACCAACTGCTGAGGTCGGGTAGCTTTTACATAAATAAAAATAATCAAGGCGGGCTATTTACAACCCGCCTTTTTTAATGCTATATATATGGGATAAATTATATACATGGAGAATCACATAATGGAAAAACAAATTGAAAATATGAGCGATCAAGAATTAGTTGATTATTTATTTGATAAAGCGGATATAAAAAAAACTATTTATAAAATGTTAACTGAAAATACAGGAACGCATATTTTAGATTCGGGCGGTGGTAACGGTAGGAATTGGCAACGTAACCAAACTAAAACAATTAAAGACTTTCAAGATGAACCCGAAGCTACTTTAAGTTTTGACGTTAGCGGAGATTATATATATTTAGAACCGACCGTATCCGTATTTCATAAGTTATCTAAAGTATTAGATGAATGTAAAATATGTAAAGATTTTAACGCTATGAAAGTTAATAATTGGGATAGTGAAAACTACTACGGCGTGAGTAAAGAGGGCGAAAACTTTTTAAATTCTTATGGTTTTAGTACTCCAAATAATTCAGACAATGACACTTGGAATACTTACAATTTTGACAATTGTTTTAGTCAAGTTGTACAGGGCACTAATTTAATCAGTGAAAACGGTGAAAATTATGTCCTCATTCAAATACACCAAGGCGCGGATGTAAGGGGCGGTTATACGGATGCAAAATTATTTATTATCTCGGATGGTGTAGATTGTGACCATTATAATGTACAAAATGATAGTTGTTGTTTTAGTGTTATTGATCCTGCAATTGATGTACTAACGAAAGATATGTTTAAGGTCGCGCATGAAAACAAATTATTTATAGATTATAGAGGTGGTTATTTTTCTACTTGTGACGGTGTAGAATTGGAACAAGAATATATTAAAAAGTTTGCAATGCTATGCGATTTTAAAACTGTAACGGGAACATTGTTTGAATAATAAAGCTTGCAATATAAGACAAATAATATATATTAGTAGGGCGGGGTAGTTTTTCCCGCCTTATTTAATTTTAACATGGAGTAAAAATAAAATGAATAAAATAGCAAAAAACTTAATTAATAACGCAATTACAACCGCAGAAAATACCGCAGATGTAGTATTCCCGCCGTTAGAAAAAGTAAATTTCTCGGCAGTAAAAAACCCGATATATTTACGTAATAAAAACGGTGATTATGTACCCGTCCCAACTGAAACGGGGCAGGCCATTGTTAGGACTGACAATGAAATTTGTCTGGGTTATATGAAAAAGCGGTACGCAATTGCGGATAATTCAGAACTAGACAATGCAGTACGCGAGGGGTTAGAAGATTCACTTCCTAAAGACGCCTTGCAAAATATTAAGTTAATTGAGAAAACCGCAGATAATGGGAGCGTTTGTCGGTGGGGATATTCTTTTGACGGCTTAGGGCGTGAAATAAGACAATTAACCAAGAGTCCAACTCAATTAAATTTTATTGTGAGGGTGGTCAATTCTTTTGGCGGACAAACCGCAATTAGATTGCAGTCGGGTTGTATGGATTTATGGTGTACTAATACTGCAACTGAAGCAGAATTAATGGCTACTTCTTTTGGGCATACCGCCAGTTTTAGCCCTGCCCTAGTAAAACCATTTATTGAAAAGCAAG